TCTGTATTGCGCTTGGGAGTGTAGCTCACAAGATTGGCCAGCCGAACCACGCTGTCTCTGCGTTCTGCGGTGTCAATATAATTTTCGCGTGTGTTGAGATCGTTCCTGAAACTCATGGCCTGACCCATGAATGCCATCACATCCAACATGGCCATGAATTCCGATGATTCAATGTAATCATTGAATGCTTCAGGATAGTATTGGCGTAGGTAATCTACGAAACTTTTTCTTAAAGCTTCAAAGTCGTAGCTCTGAAAGTCGGCTTCTCTAAAGGTCTGGTAGATACGTTTCCAGTCTTCAACTCCGAATACAACTGTTTGTCTAGTAGTGCGTGCCATAATGTCTTATTGTTCAGTTATTTACCAACAAAATAAACGGCTAGTTTAAAGCAAAATTTGCTATGCGTTGTTGTTGATCAAAAAACACACTCAATAGTTCAGCATTGGTATTGGGGGCAAATTGTATTTCTAATTCTATCAACACACCGTTTTGCTGAGGAAATACCAATGCGTCAATGAGATTGATCCTTGGGTCACCGCCAACAACACGCTGTACTTCTTTGATTATGTTACTCAAAGTGGTCTGATCTTGGCTTTCAAACAAAAAACTCCACAAGATGGTTCCATACCCTGGTCGGCCGGGCAACTGCCCTTGTGTGATATTAAAAGCATTGAGTAGATCACGTTTGATCAATTCACTGTCAACTAACGTGAACTTTTTGTATTGATTTTGAGTATTGAATCCAATGAATGTAGACATACGATATTTATGGAGGCGTCAAGCGTTCCCAGGTCCCAACCGATTCAGTGCTGCAACGATAACATCCTGATTTGCGCGGGCCTGTGCTATCTCGGCGCGATATCTAGGGATTGACTTGGCTGCATCTGCTGCACGAACAGTATCTCCCACATCGAGATAGTAGGCCTGATACTTTTCTGCATCTCTAATTTGCCGTTCATTGATGCGTATGAGATCACGCATGTCTTCGTAGAGTTCATCGAGAATTCGTCTTGCTGTGGCTGGTCTCAAAGCATTGAGTTGGGCTGCTGTGATCACAGGTGTGGTAAGAGGTCCTGTGTACACTGTATCAGGCACGGCTGCCGGTGCTGCCGCCGCCGCTGCCGCTGCTGGTGTAAAAGTGGGAGTCTCAATTTTAGCATCACCGATTATTGCAGATGTAGCCTGATCCACACTGGTTCTGTTCACTGTGCTGGTAAATCCTTTTGCTGCCACTACACCTGCTTGTAAAGGATTGCCGCCGCCTGATATAGCAGAATTGATGTCAGCAAATGACTGGCTGAACTGTGCGGATGTGGCAAAATTATTCATTTGATTTATCAAGGCACCGGGTGCCTTGCCATTGAGCCAGGCAGTGGCAGTGGCAGCTCCAAATTTAGTAGCATTGTTCAATAGTGGTCCCAGTTGACTGGCTATTTCGGTGCCCTTGATAGTGCCCAACTGTTTGAGTTGATCAAAATTCGCATTCATCAATCCTTGTTGCACACGAGTTTGTAGACTGCTATTGTTCAGCACCGAATCAAGATTCACAGCCCCCAACTTGCCAGTCCAACTGCTAGGACTGCTCAGTATCTCTTTGAATTTTTCCGGAATCTGTTTTATCTGTTCGGCAATTCCAGGTTTGATCAATCCTGACAACTGCAATTGACTGGCATCAAGACCAAATTTTCCAAGTCCTTTTGCATTGGTGATAGTGTCGGCGGCTTGATTGACCGACGCTGCGGCCTGTGCCACAAGACCTTGTATCTGATTAGATGCGATAGATCCAATATTTTGGCCACTGATCTTTGTGGTTACAAAATTACTCACTGATATGGCATTTGGAATCAAGGCTCCTATCTTGGTAGGAAGATTGATAGCGCCGCCTATTTGTTTGGTGAGTGCTATTGCTTGAGGTCCAATCTGTGCCAAAGCCGACGACAGCCCGCCTGCTGCTTGAGTCACAGCATTGACTGTAACGCCTACTGGAATATTTGTTAAACTGCCTGTGGATAGTTGCTTGTCAAATATTGCTTTGGCCTGATCAAATGTGGCGCCCGAAGGACCTTGTATTTCAAACACCTTACCATCAGGGCCGGTAAATTTAAAAACACTCATGCGGTCCTCACTAGGCTCCAGTCAGCAGCAACTGGCTCAGCTGCTGGTGGTGGTTTAGGTGTTCCTTCAGTGAAATTCACACTGGCTTGTACACCTTTGTTGTGATAAGGATACGGCTCGTGTGTGGGAGCACGAGTCACAATACTTTTTAATGCAGCGGTTTTTACTTGCCATCCAGTTGAACTGTCAAATGTTGTGTCATCCATTGTGGTTTCGGGAAATAGTCGAGGTATGGTGACAGACGCTGCACCACCTCCATTGAGATCAATACGATCTGATTTAAATCTCAACCCTGATCCGCCATCCCAAGAGCCGCCGCTTACACCCTGCAATGCCAATGTACCATCGCTACGCACACCTATGGTTGTTTGACTGTAGATAGTCATGTCACCTTGACTGGCCATGTTAAGTGTAGTGACCGCGCCAATATTAGTAGCAGCATTAGATTTCATGTTGATATTGCCTCCGGCAAACATGTTGATATCTTTGTCTGCATGCAAGTTTATAGTACCTTGTGTTCGTACATTCACAGAATTGGTAGAATAGATATCTACTGTGCCTTCTTGCCCTAGTTCAATCCAGGTCTGACCATTGGCATGAATAATGTAAAAGAAGTTTTCACTGTCGTTCATCATGAGTTGATGACCTTTGCTGGTACGCAAACGCAGCAAGGCATTATTGCCCTCGATGTCGCCGTCATCCATGACCAGAGTATGTCCGCCCAATCGTCCAACCACCTTGACATCCGCAGGTGTGAGTGAGCCCTCGGCCAATTGTTTTCTTATGGTGGCTCTCTTTGCTTTGCCATCGTATATAGGCAATCCTGGAGTAGATACACCATATACTGTGCTAGGGCTTTCACGTTGTGCATTTGAAATGATTGGACCACGTTCGGGATCAGTTGCTAACCCTTGCTGGAAAAAAACAGCAGCTTGATAACTATGAACAGGTTTTTGTTGATCAAAAAATTTAGGACTGCCATCTATATCGTTGTTTGCTGAATTTAATTCAGTGACCGGTAATGTGGGTGCATCGGCAAAATATTCTTCCTGAGTTTTATTGCCTGTCACATACTCACCTGCAGGTGCTGCACCAATGGCCGGTATCATGTGAGTTAGCGCATTGTTGATGATGCATCCCACGTAGTAGCCCTGACTGGGATCGCCTTCTACAAAGAAACACATGACCTGTGTTCCAATATCCGGAGGAGTAAACCACATTCCATAACTCTGCTGATTACCTGGATACGATCCAACCCCGGCACTGGAACTGGTTTTTTCTGTGACACCGTAAAAGGGCGGAAGATAGTTGACCCAACGCCATAACTGTGGATTATCATCTGCGCCCGAAGCAAATTGCTGTATACGCACCTGCAGTCTGCCTGTTCTTGTGGGATCCACGTTGTTCATCACTGTGCCAATGAATGGGCCCATCTCGGCAGGTTTGCCACCACGGTCAAATTTGTAATTGCTGGTTCTTCCCGACAACTGTTGATTATTTACTGGCATTGATAATTGCTTTCTATATTATGCATCTTTTGCTACGAGTTGAGGAGCGTCTGTATTGGCTCGGGCCAGCCCATATCCGTAGCCACCTGTACCTAGTTTTGCAGGTGGTACAAATTCTGCTGCTGTCTCTTGTACAGGATTTGCAGGCAACGGTTGTGTAATGGTATTACCTGCAACCACATCTCCTGATGACTCGGCAGTGGGTCCGTCACTCCAATTTGCAGGATTTCTTCCTGCTGCATCGCGAGCAACTTGTATTTCATTGTTTCGTGCATCTGTTGCCTGTGCTTCTCCTTCATTGCCCACATTGGCCGATGCTACCACACGAGTCGTTTCAGATGCCGGCGGTGTTGCACTACCTAACACATTGTTTCCATCTTGTATCATAGCTCCTTTGAGTTCTTGAGTAAATTTTCCTCTAGCGAACGTGCTTTTGACATTCAAAGTCAAATAGATCACAGATTCTTGTGCTAACCCTGCGCGACCTTTTGCTCGATCAGCAAAATAATTATTTTGTGCTGGATCCATAAGGCCTGTGTTGAGATTGTAATCTACTACCCGGTTCCATGCAAATTCAAAATATGGAGCACCGGCAACAAAATTTATAGTTCCATCTGGAAAAAACGGACTTACTACAAAGTTTCCTGGTTGCGGATTTTTCGGAGATGGTATCCAGGCCGGATCCCCAATCACTTGTATAGTTATATTGTTCAAATCAGTGGTGTACAACATATCAGCAGCATTGGCCGCTGCCTCGTATACATCGCCCTCGGCACCTTCTCTAGATTGATTACTAGCCGGCATGAATCTCTTTGAATACATGACTCTGGTGTTAACTTGATTTTTTAAATTTTCAGCAGGTTGAAAGGTAGTGGCCTGACCTGGTGAGTTCGCTGATATTGTTTGTTTCCATAACTGGTTAAAACTTTGTTCGTACTGTAACACCTGCGTGTTTTGTCCTGTGAACCAGTAGTTATATACCTTGTGTACGCCACGAAATGAACTGGGATCAAAGTATTCGCTGGTTGCTATCATTGCTGTTTGATAGGGCGCTATCTTGTAGATCATCTTGTATGCAGTAGAACGAGTGGTTGTGTCATATCCTATAGCCCGGGCTTCGCAGGTGATATTGAACCATGCAAAATTTTCAGCAGTTTTGCCATTGTATTTCCATTCGCCTTTTCCAGTTTTTGGATTCACTTGGTATACTGCTTTTTGTTGGTCCGAAATATAACTGCTGCTACGCATGATCTCGTCTATTACCTGTGTTATCTGCTGCCCTTGAGTGACAGATCTAACTCTTATGTTTGGACTAAAATTTTGTCTATTAGGGTCAAGATTGGTAGCAGCATTGGCATTGGGATTTCCGCCTGCAAACGCTTTGTCTACTGCACCGGGAGGTGTTATTTTGGCATTGGCCAACATCTTGTCTAGAAACTGTACTTCATAAATGTCTGGTATTCCGTTGCGTGCTTTTGCTTGTTCAGCATAAAAAAGATTTAGTGCTGCACATAATCCTGTGCCTTCTATTCCTGAAACTTTTTTAGGAGCATCAGGTGCCTTGGCCGGTGCAGATTTAATACCTAATCTAGCTCTCTCGGCGGCGCTTTCATTATCTGCATTGCCTGTTGCCGACAGTCTACGATTGAGTCGAGTGAACTCAGCATCGGATTCATTGGCGGTGTTATCAATTATTGCCCCGACTAATATATCTTTGTCCGTGGTACCTTGAAATTGAAAGGCTTGAGGTATGCTGCCTCGATCTGTGCTGAATGCTGTGTTTTGTTCTACTGGCACACCGGTGATGTTGTATTCTACCAGTTTGTTGGCCACTTTAAACTCTATATTGGTGATCTGAAAAGGTATGAACTTTTCA